AGATTACTAATGTCTGCTAGAAAAAGGGCTAAGGAAAAAGGAATAGAATTTAATCTTGAAATATCAGATATAATTATTCCATCTGTTTGCCCAATTCTTAAAGTTCCTATGATTATTGGAACTAATACCGCACCTAGTATTGATCGTATTGATAGTACCAAAGGTTATGTAAAAGGAAACATTAAGGTTATTAGTAAAAGAGCAAATACCATCAAATCTGATGGTACAATTGATGAGCACAAAGCAATCATTCAATATATGATTGAACATCTGATGAGTTGAGGAACCTACCATCAATATATTCGTTACATCGCCCTGGCCTGCAGAGAGTGCTATTTGTCTTCCTGACAAACACGTTGTCAAGATGCCACTTGAGTGCTGCCAAATGCTCTCCATTGTGGCATCTGAAAAATGGGGTCATGGTTATGGTCCTTTGTACAAGACTGATAACACTCCCTACAGAACTGAAAAGGGTGCGTTTCGTAATCATCCCTGTACCAGGTGGGCAATGGATAGTATCCACAATGCCTATTGGTTGATTAAGCATGGAATGAATCTCTGTGATGAGTATGCAGTTCGTTATGGTAAAATTCATTCATGTTATAATACTCTTCTTCAGGCGTACTATCTTTTTCCAAAGGGGAAGATTACTGATGTAACACCATTTGCTCGTGCAATGCCAGACGAGTATAAACTTGATGAAAGCATTGATACATTCACTGCATACAAAATGTATATTGCTTCCAAACCTTGGGTTGCGAGTAACTATCTTCGTATGCCAGAACGTAAACCCGAATGGGTATGAAATACAATAAAGGCGACATTTTTCTTGACAAAGATACACACAAGTTGTATATTTTTGATGGGAATGAATGGTGGGAAATTGTCCCCACCTGTGAATTGAAAAAACCAAAATGGATCTAAATTATGAAGAGTGATTTTTTGTGGGTAGCAAAGTATGCTCCAAAGACAATTGGAGATTGTATTCTTCCTGAAAGCACCAAGAAGACTTTTCAGGACTTTCTAAATAAAGGTGAGATTCCAAATATGCTTCTTGCTGGTCCTCCTGGTATTGGAAAGACCACGGTTGCTAAGGCACTCTGTAATGAACTTGGGGTAGATGTTTATGTCATCAATGGATCCGACGAAGGTAGATTCCTCGATACTGTCCGAAACAATGCGAAAAACTTCGCTTCGACCGTATCACTTTCGTCAGATGCTAAACACAAAGTCGTCATCATTGATGAAGCAGATAACACAGGGAACGACGTACAACTCCTCCTACGGGCGTTTATTGAGGAGTTTGCTGGTAACTGCCGCTTTATCTTCACCTGTAACTACAAGAACAAAATCATTGAACCCCTCCACTCCCGATGTGCCGTCATTGACTTCTCCATCAAAGGAAAAGAAAAAACCGCACTGGCAGGATCCTTCTTCAAGCGTTTACAAAACATCTTGGATGCGGAGGGCGTCGAATTCGATCAAAGAGTACTTGCGGAACTTATCAATAAGCACTTCCCCGATTGGCGACGAGTCCTCAACGAGTGTCAACGGTACAGTGTGGGGGGCAAAATTGACTCAGGAATTCTTGCTGCTTTCTCGGACATCGCTGTAAATGATCTCCTTCAAAACCTTAAAGAAAAGAACTTCCCTGAAGTTCGGAAGTGGGTGGTGGCTAATATGGACAATGATACTACTGTATTGTTGCGCCGTATTTACGATGCTCTTTATAGCGCCCTTGAAAACAATAGTATTCCTGCTGCTGTGCTTGTGCTTGCTAAGTATCAGTATCAGAGTGCGTTTGTAGCAGACCAAGAAATAAATATGCTTGCTTGCTTGACTGAACTTATGGTGGAGTGTGAATTTAAATGAAAAATAAAAAACTCAAAGCACTAATACAAAAACCATTGAGATTTCATCATCAAGATATTCACGAAGAGCTTGATGAACTGAAAAAGCAACATCAAGTCAAGTCCAAGTGGTATTATATTTTTTGGGGTGCCTGTGCTGTTGCTGTAGTTGGCGGTCAAATTTATGTTGGGACTGGATATCGTGAGATGGCAGAAGCAACTAGAGATACTCAAATTGTTGTGAGGTGTGTAAATGGGTCTGCTCAAAATTAATAAGGCATCTCTTTATGAGATTCCAGTAAAGACAACTCCAGAAAATGTGAAAGAGGCAAATGAAGGTCTCTTTCGTGCTAAAATGACTGTTCCTGCTGCCGCAAAGCATTGTGGTATGACGCAGAAAGAAATGAAACTCACTTTTAGAGAGTATTTGAAGTATCATCCTAAAGATTATGACCACTCAAAAGAGTCTTAAAACTGCCTTAAGGTATCCGGGGGGTAAGTCCCGTGCTTGCGTTAAGATGGACCCTTACTTTCCAGACCTTCGTAACTACGATGAGTTCCGCGAACCATTTCTTGGTGGTGGAAGCGTTGCGATTTATGTCACTAAAAAATATCCCAACCTAGATATTTGGGTAAATGATTTATATGAACCTCTTGTAAACTTCTGGCAGCAACTCCAGATTTTTGGAATTGATCTTAAGGATAAACTGGTAGATCTTAAGACAGCAAACAATACTCCAGAGTTAGCAAGAGAACTTTTCCTTAAAGCAAAGGAGCAAATCAATGACCAAAGTTTGCCTAGCATTGACCGTGCTGTGGCTTTCTATATTGTCAATAAGTGCAGTTTCAGTGGTCTCACGGAGAGTTCATCATTTTCTCAACAAGCATCCAACTCCAATTTCAGTTTGCGGGGTATCGAAAAACTGCCTGCGTATTCTAAATTAATTCAGCATTGGCGTATAACTAACTATTCCTATGATTATCTGATGGATGGAAATAAAGGTGCTTTTATGTATCTCGATCCTCCTTATGACATTAAGGATAATCTCTACGGGAATAAGGGATCAATGCACAAAAGATTTGATCACGATAAGTTTGCTGCTGATTGCGATGCTAACGATATGGATCAGTTGATTAGTTATAATTCTGATCAACTTGTAAAGGATAGGTTTAAGAACTGGAACGCTGCTGAATTTGATCTAACTTATACGATGCGTTCTGTGGGTGAATATATGCGTGAGCAAAAACAACGTAAAGAACTCTTGCTTTTTAATTATGGAATTGAAGGACTGGTTAAACTCGATTAATCAAACGAAACAACATCTGATTGACGAAGATCCATCGCTTGAAAAAGAATATGCTCCTTATATTATCAATCGTTGTCTATCAGGTCATCTTGATTGCGTTCTGTTTGCGAATGAAATGAATCGCTATCATTTCCTCCCAAAGAAACTTCAATATGACTTTTTTATAAATAGTCTGAGGAAAAAGAAGAGATTTTCTCCCTGGCTCCGACAAGATAAAATCAAAGACCTTGATTATGTTAAACGTTACTATGGTTTTAGTAATGAAAAGGCAAAACAAGCTTTGAGGATTCTTACTAAAGAACAACTAACATTTATTAAATCGAAATTTGAAACTGGAGGATCAAAATGAGTGTCGTTCAAGAACCTGAAGTAAAGTGGACGCCCGACCAAATGGTGGAAGTGATTCTTAACGAACCCGATGACTTTTTGAAGGTTCGTGAGACTTTGACCCGTATCGGAGTAGCTTCAAGAAAAGAAAAGAAAATCTATCAGTCTTGCCATATTCTACACAAGCAAGGTAGATATTATCTCGTTCACTTTAAGGAACTGTTTGCTCTAGATGGTAAACACGCTAACCTGACTGTGAATGATGTTCAGCGTCGCAATCGTATTGCCCAACTTCTTGCGGATTGGGGTCTAATCACGATTGTTGACCTGAAAAAAATCCAAGACATTGCACCCCTGAACCAGATTAAGGTTCTTGCTTATAAGGATAAGGGTGATTGGATTTTGGAAACCAAGTATAATATTGGTGCTAAAAAGAAAAAGGTTGAAGAAACCGAATGATAAAGAGCGGGTCTCACGACCCGCTTTTTTGTAAGAAGTATTATAATTATATACGGATGCCGAAAGGGTCCCACAAAACACAAACTCGCTTTTAAAGGAGCTACCATAATGACTAACCTCACAAGGTATACTGCTGCGGATCTTCCTGCCCTGATGGAGAGGATCAACAAATATAGTATTGGAATGGATGAATACTTTGATCGTATTTTCCATCTACACGAAACAACTACAAACTATCCACCTTACAATCTTGTTCAAGTCAGTAATGTAGAATCAAGACTTGAATTGGCACTTGCTGGATTTAGAAAAAAAGAAGTTTTTGTTTATACCCAAGATGGTAAATTGTTTGTTGAGGGTCAAAAAGAAGATAAGGAAACTGATGCCAAGTATGTTCACAAAGGTTTGGCTCAACGGTCATTTACACGTTCCTGGACACTCTCGGATGACACGGAAGTTAGATCAGTTGATTTTGAGGATGGTCTTCTAACGATCACTCTTGGACGAATTGTTCCTGATCATCACAAGAGAAAAGATTATCTCTAAATAAAATTGAATATCGTCGGCGCTATGCCATAGAGGGGCAACTGGCAAAATCCAGTTGACGCCCCTCTGTTTTTTTGCTATAATGAGTAGAGGAATGATCTAACCAATGTCAATCAAAGTAATTTTATTAAAGTCTGGAGAACAGATAATTACTGATGTGAAAGAAATCGTTGCTGAAGAAAAAACAGTAGCCTATCTTTTTAATCAACCTCAAAAGGTCACAATTAATAAACCATTCTTGGTATCTGAAGAGGATAACGAAAGATCTTATGAGATTACTTTTTCTCAATGGATGCTGCTGTCAGCAGAAAAGGATATCGCAGTTCCTACAAGTTATGTTGTAACATTAGTGGAACCATTGGATAGCGTTAAACAAATGTACTTGGAGAAAGTAAATGGACCAAATAATCAAGTGTCTTCTACTCAAGAATGATACTGTTCTAATTAGTGAAATTGTAGAAGTGGGGTCTGAACTTGGGGAACCAGATTGTAAACTTACGAATCCATTCAAGTTAGTGAATCAATCTGGTATCTATGTTCTTGAACCCTGGATTGAGTATACGAATCAAAATGAATTTATGATTCATTCCGATAGTATACTTACAATCGTAGATCCAACCGCAGATCTTCTTTCCAAATATTTTGAAATGATTGCCTGATGAGATTTTATACAAACGTGCAAATGGTCGGAGATCATTTTCTTGTTCGTGGTTATGAAAATGGAGAACATTTTATGATCCGAGAGAAATTTTCTCCGACTCTTTTTGTCCCTTCTAAAAAACAAACCAAATACCAAACCTTAAGTGGTGAATATGTTGAACCAATTGAACCAGGTTCTGTTCGTGAGTGTAGAGATTTTATTAAAAAATATGATGGTGTAGAAGGGTTTAAAATCCATGGCAATGATCGGTATATCTATCAGTATATTTCTGATAAGTATCCTGAAGATCAAATTATCTTTGATAGTGACAAAGTTAAATTGGCAACCATCGATATTGAGGTCGCTTCTGAAAATGGATTTCCTGATGTAGAATCTGCTGCTGAAGAAGTTCTTCTGATTACCATTCAAGACTATTCAACCAAGCAAATTCATACTTGGGGTCTTGGTAAGTTTCAGAACAATCAAGCAAATGTCAGGTATCGTGCTTTCTCAACCGAGTATGATCTTCTCAATGATTTTATTCATTGGTGGATGGATAATACCCCAGAAGTTGTGACTGGGTGGAACAGTAAACTATACGATATTCCTTATATTGTTCGCCGCCTAGACCGTGTTTTGGGTGAAAAACTGATGAAGCGTATGTCACCTTGGGGACTTGTGACCGAAGATGAGACTTATATTTCTGGACGTAAATATATTTCTTATGATATTGGTGGCATCTCACAGTTAGACTATCTTGATCTCTATAAGAAATTTACTTATACTAATCAAGAATCTTATCGCTTGGATCACATTGCGAGTGTGGAACTGGGTCAGAAAAAACTGGATCACTCTGAATTTGATACTTTTAAAGACTTTTATACAAATGGTTGGCAGAAGTTTGTAGAATATAACATCAAGGACGTAGAACTTGTTGACCGTTTGGAAGACAAGATGAAACTGATTGAACTTGCTTTGACGATGGCGTATGACGCTAAAGTAAACTATGAAGATGTATTTTCACAAGTTCGAATGTGGGATACAATTATCTACAACTATCTCAAAAAGAGAAACATTGCGATTCCCCCTAAAGAGCGTTCTGATAAAGATTCCAAGTATGCTGGCGCTTATGTAAAAGAACCCATTCCAGGAATTTATGATTGGGTAGTGAACTTTGACTTGAACTCACTGTATCCTCACTTGATTATGCAATACAATATCTCACCAGAAACTCTTTTGGATGAGAGGCATCCGTCTGTAACTGTAGATAAAATCCTTAATCAGCAAATTAATTTTGAACTGTATAAGGACTATGCAGTTTGTGCGAATGGTGCAATGTATCGCAAAGATGTGCGTGGATTTCTTCCAGAACTGATGGAAAAGATTTATGAGGATCGCACCATCTACAAAAAGAAGATGCTTGCTGCTAAACAGGAATATGAGAAAAAGAAAACTAAAGAACTGGAAAAAGAGATTGCAAGGTGTAACAACATCCAAATGGCGAGGAAGATTCAACTTAACTCTGCTTATGGTGCTATCGGCAATCAGTATTTCCGTTATTTCAAACTAGCAAATGCTGAAGCAATTACTCTTTCGGGGCAGGTTTCGATTCGTTGGATTGAAGATAAGATTAATAAGTATCTGAATAAAGTTCTCAAGACACAGGATGTTGATTATGTTATTGCTTCTGATACCGATTCCATTTATCTCAATATGGGTCCTTTGGTTGAGACTGTATACACGGGAAGAGAGAAAACTACTGAAAGCGTTGTTTCGTTCCTTGATAAGGTCGCTAAGGTGGAACTTGAAAAGCATATTGAAGGTTGCTACCAAGAACTGGCGGACTATGTGAATGCTTATGACCAGAAGATGCAGATGAAGCGGGAGAACATTGCTGACCGTGGCATCTGGACTGCGAAGAAGCGTTATATTCTCAATGTCTGGGATAGTGAAGGTGTTCGTTATGAACAACCTAAATTGAAGATGATGGGTATTGAGGCAGTTAAATCTTCTACTCCTGCGCCCTGTCGCCAGATGATTAAGGATGGTCTCAAGTTAATGATGAGTGGAACTGAAGAAGAGGTGATTGAGTTTATTGATAAGTGCCGTACTGAATTTAAAAAACTTCCACCAGAGCAGATTGCTTTCCCAAGAACCGCTTCTGATGTTCGTAAGTATTATTCTTCTTCGAGCATTTATGCTTCCAAGACTCCGATTCATATTCGTGGAGCACTTCTTTTCAATCATTATATAAAGGAGAAAAAACTTACAAATAAGTATTCTCTGATTAATAACGGTGAGAAAGTTAAATTTATTTTTCTTAAAAAACCAAACATAATTCAAGAGAATGTAATTTCTTTCATTCAAGACTTTCCCAAAGAACTAGGTCTTGACAAATACATCGACTATGAACTACAATTTGAGAAGAGTTTTGTGGAACCACTGAAATCCATTCTTGATTCTATTGGATGGTCTGTGGAAAAAACTGTAAACCTTGAACTATTTTTTGCCTAATGGATTTGCCTATTAATGATGAAGAACTGAATAAAATTGTAAGTGCTCTTGGATTTGGTGGAGATGCAGCACTTTATCATAAACTTAAATTGGTAAAAGAACTCCGAGAACAAGGTTTGCCTTATAAAAAAATACTTCGTGAAGAATACGGGATGGTATGCTGATGGACTTTTTAAAAGAAATTGTAAAGGAAGTTGGTGGCGAGTATACTAAACTTGCTTCCGATATTGATGAGACTGAGACTTATGTTGACACGGGTTCATACATTTTTAATGCACTGGTTTCAGGTAGCATATTTGGTGGTGTATCTGGGAATAAGATTACTGCTATTGCTGGAGAGTCTTCTACTGGAAAGACTTTTTTCTCTCTCGCCGTGGTTAAGAACTTTCTTGATACTCATTCCGATGGTTACTGTCTCTACTTTGACACTGAGGCTGCTATCACTAAATCTCTTTTAGAATCTCGTGGAATTGACACTTCTCGTCTTGTGGTTGTTAATGTTGTTACTATTGAAGAGTTTCGTGGAAAGGCACTCAAAGCCGTAGACATATACTTAAAAAAACCTGTAGAAGAACGCAAACCTTGTATGTTTGTGTTAGACTCTTTAGGTATGCTCTCAACTGAAAAAGAGATTACTGATGCACTGAATGATAAACAAGTTCGTGATATGACTAAATCGCAACTTGT